AGATGAATGATATTGGTGAAGTTAAATCTTGGTTGAAAGCGTATGACAGGGTTCATAACTGGATGAAAGCACAGATGGTTGCTACTCCGGGTTTTGTTATGAGAAACATCATGGGTGGTATGGCTAACATGTGGTTTGCGGACATTCCTATTGATGAAACTTTCCGTACTATAAGGCTTATCACTCAGGCTATGAATCAGGGTGACGGTAATTTGGAGGCGGGTTTAAGAAAGTTAGTGGCGAATAATCCTGAAGATATCGAGTTCCGTAATGCTTTGCAGTTGGTTCAGTTGAACGCTCATGGTGGTGGTCAGGCTACTTCTTCGGTTGATATTAAGATGGGTAAGTCTTCTTGGTTTGATTATGTGGTAGGAACTAAAAAAAGTGTAGGACAAGGTGGTGTTCCTGCTAATTATAGGAGTGCGAACATTCGTGTGAATCCTTTAGATGCTGGTTTCTTTTTGTTCTCTGGTGTCCGTAACGCTAATAGTATTGCTGAGTCGGCTATGCGTTTAGGAACTGGTTTACATTCTATGAGAGTGGGGCGTAATCTTGATGAGGCTGTTGATGAAATCTTCAGGTTACATTTTGATTACAGTAAATTGTCTGGCGCTGAAAGCAACATTGCTAAAAGGTTTATTCCTTTTTACACTTGGACAAGAAACAACCTTCCGTTACAGATTTCTTTCCTCGCTCAGAACCCAGCGAAGTTTAACAAGATGATGGCTTTGCGTCGCAACATGGAGTCGGAATCGTTTGAGGACAAAAATGTGGCAGATTACATGTTGGAACCTTATGGTTTCAAATTGCCTTTCAAAATAGGTGATTCTGTTACTTATTTCACTCCTGATTTACCTTTGCAGGATTTGATCAGGATGGATCCGACTGCTGAGGGTGGTAAGCGTGTGTTGGAACAACTTGCTTCTTCGGCTACTCCTTTTGTGAAAGTACCTATTGAGTATTGGGCTGAGAAAAAAGTGTTTGCTGGTATCCCTTATCAGGATAAGCCTGTTGCTTTACCTGCTCCTTTGCGGGTGATTCCGGGGTTGAAAGAAGCGGCTAAGGCTTTGGGTTGGGCTAAACAAAATAGAAGAGGAGAGTGGCTTATTAATGATAAAAAATTGGGAGTCATTGAAGGAATGTTACCGTTTATTGGACGGTTAAGGCGTATGATCCCAGAGGATGCTAGAACTCAAGACACTTGGTTACAGACTGCTTTGTCTACTGGTGCTGGTTTGAGTATAAAAATTAATACTCCTCGAAGGCAGCGTTCTCAGAGGATAAGGGAACAGATTAGAAAATCTGAGGAGCGTCGTAAAAGACGTGATTGGAACCGTCCTATAATCTAGGCTGGTTGTACGCAACGGGACAAAAGGGGCTTATGAGTATGAAGTATGTTTCCAGAAAAGAGTGGGGGGCTAAACCTCCACCTAAAGGAAAATTCGACAAGTTAAACAAGGCAAGAGTTCAGGGTGTTGTTATTCATCATTCTGGTGTGCAGAACGGACCTAAAGGTTCGGCTGCTGTTAAGGCTTTTGAGCGTCATCACATGGGTAAAGGCTGGGATGGTGTTGGGTACAACTGGCTTGTTGATGAGAGCGGCACTATTTTTGAGGGACGAGGTTGGGATAACCGTGGAGCGGGAACTAAAGGTTGGAACAGTCGTTCAATCAGCGTGTGCTTTACTGGCTGGGGTTTTGATAAGCCTCACGACAATGCTTTACGTGCTTTACAAACAGTTATTGATGCCGCTGAGTCTCACTTCGGTAGAGGGCTTTGGGTTTCGACGCATCGTAAGAAGAGTCGTGAAGGGTATACGACGTGTCCGGGTGACATTTTAGGTGACTGGGTTGAGGGAGGCATGGGTGTCGTGGAGGCACCTGAGTCTGTTGATTGGGCTGCGATAATCCAGTTTTTCAAAGATTTACATGAGCAGGTTAAGAAGACTCCTTTGTCTCGTCCTTCTCGTAGTAGAGGTTTACCTGTGCGTTTAGTGCAGGGAAAGTTAGCGGAGCGTGGTTTCAATCCGGGTCCTGTTGATGGGATTTTCGGTAAGAAAACCGTGTCCGCTGTCAGAGAGTTTCAAGAGACACAGGGTTTTTTGAAGGTTACAGGTGTGGTGAACGGTGACACGTTCGGCTGCCTGTTTATACAATAAGGAAAAATATTATGCCAAAAGGTAAAGGATATGGTCCTTCGTTCCAAGAAACATTTGGGTCGCAGGATGATCAGCCTTACAACTCTACGTCCTCGTTTAATATGTGGGATATGAGTCAGAAGGCTAAGAAAGCCGCAGCGTATTTGCGGGGAACTAATTTGGGCAACGCCAATCAGGGTGGTCGCCCTTTCGGAAAGTAGGTTATGATGCCACACAATTTAGATGGAACATCTCCTAGTTTAGTTAAAACAGGGGAAATATTAGTTGATAATGTTACTCGCCCTACTGCTAATTTAGGTACGTTAACTGGTGACGCTATGTTACGAATGGGTAACGGTATGCGGGCTAAGTTCGACGAGAACGATTAATGGCGCGTAAGAAAAGACCACGCCCTAGGTACTGATCATGCCTTTAGCAAGAGGTTCTGATCGGGCGACTATTAGTCGTAATATAGGCAAATTGATTTCGGAAGGTTATAAACGTGATCAGGCTGCCGCCATCGCATACGATAATGCGAGGAAATCTAACAAAAGGAAAAGAAATTGAAGAATATGGTTGACATGTTAGAACGTGCAGCGTGGACTTTCGCGCAAGCATTTCTAGGTGTCTTTGTTGTTGCTGACCTTTCATCAGCAAAGGGTGCGGGTGTTGCTGGTTTAGCAGCGGCTGTATCAGTAATGAAAACCTTTGTGAAGGACAAGGTAGCGAAACAATAATGGATGACACGGACCTTGACGCTAAATGGGAATTATTCTTAGAGCAGCAAGGTACGTCTATTCAAGAAGAAATTTACCGGGAGTTAGAATCGTCCGCACACCTGTTTGATTCTTTTGATGGGACTCACGCCAAGTGGTCCGGTGAAGGGTTGTTGGGTTTGCTGCTCGTATTCGATGAGACAGAAGCAGAGGCTTTGCTCGCTGCTTTCCAAGCCGGTGTTGACGGCATTGAAGAGGCTCAGTTTGCTTTCGCTGCTTGGGCTACTTCTTTAATGGGGTTGATCCGGCAATGTCTCGTCCCCGAAACTGATTGATTTTTTTCTATCTTTGAACCAATCTATTACTTTTGGTTCTTGCGCTAGGTGTATTACCAGTTTACGTCTTATAACGTCACGTCTGCGCGCTAACGATGTTTTAGGTATCCCTAAGACTGCTCCTGCTTTTCGTAGAGACATTCCTTCTATGAAAAGTCTTTCCGCTATCCATTTCTCCAATGGGGATAGTTTATCTATAGCGTCTGCTAACACTTCTTTGAGTTGAAGAGTGGTTTCTAAAGGCATTAAAGGTTCATAACCGGATGGTGCCGTTTGCATTAATGCTTCTATTTCTGTCATTGGTCTGGTTGGATGAAGTTTTTGTCTAGCCCCGAACTGTACCTTACCTTCTTGCCACGCATCTGTCGGATCAGTCGGGAACTCGCGTTGTTTCCCCGCCATATTCTGTTACCGCCCTTAAAAAGTCGGGGGCTATAACACGGGTGTTGTCCGCATCATAACCCGATGGTTCTCCTAGTTCCCATGCTTCGTCGTGGTTTATCCACCCAAGCATCTCCACCTCTCTAAATTCAGGTGGTACTGGTCGAACCACAAACAGATCTAGGTTTTGACCTAGTTGCCGTCTGCGTACCGCCGCGTTGTTAGATGTTCTAACTCTTCTTACTTCTATGTTGTGACCTACGTCTGCTCGTCCACGGTTTTCTTGATGCCTGTTACCCGCCCAGACGTGACCTCCCCAGTATTGGTTGGTTACTTTCGCTACTGCTAGTTCCCCTATTGCTGCTGCTACTTGCGCTGTTCTGTCGTCTTCCATGTAGTCTCGTTTGTAATGCGATGCGTCTTGTTTCTCCCAGTTTTCTATGAACCGTCTGCATCCTACGTGTGTAGCCCATTCGTATTCCCAAGGTTCTAGTTTAATCAATATCAAGTTTGTCTACTTTCACCGCGTTGATTCTTACTATTTGCCTGTCGTCCGCCCATCCGACTCCGTTTAATCCATCTAATGTGAGTTTCAGATAGTTGTCGAGGTCGCCTGTTAATGTTTTAGCGTTGTGTGGGGATTGCATTACGTGAAGGATTGTGTGTGTCGTTT